CGAGGGCGGACTGTAGTAAACACCGTCTGCTGTTATCTCCCTATCCCCAACGATAAACTTAGTGTCACCGTCTGCCCATCCAAATTGTTTTCTCATAATATCCGCCTTTTTTAAATTTTGCAGCGCTTTAATAGCGCGTATAACGTATGCAGTTATCTTTTTAAACTGCGCCTCATCAGCCATAACACCATGTTTTGCAAGCTCTTTCTTTACTTCTATGCTCTGAGTAATTTTAGTGTTAGATATAAAAAATATTTTTACGCCGTCTTTAGGGGTGTGCAACCGCAAAACAGTCGTGTCCCCCTCCGAAGGGTCAGTCATTCTTTTTATAACAAACAGATCGTGCTCGTAAATAAGTTTAGGGCCGTCTTCGTCATCATTAGGGTCTACATAATAAATCCCTCCGTGCTTACCCCTTGCGTAATTTTCTGGCAAGAAAGGTTTTAAACTAAGTAGGTCACGGTCTAGGATTTCATCTGCTTCTTCTGCTTCTTCCGGTTCAGGCTCTACGTACTCTTCGTCTTCGTCTTCGTCAAACTCAACTAATTCTTTACCCAAATTAATTGGGTTTCTTATTTGGTTTTTAAAAGGGCAACCGTCGCAACCGCCGGGATTTGTCCTCTCGAACACAGCGCAAGAATGTGGTCCCTCGATGTGCTCGACTTTATCTTCTACCTTTTCGCGGTTGTAGTCAGGGTGCCCATCAGACAGTATGTGGATCGCCGTGTCTCGGTCGTAGCAATGTGCAGCTACAGATAGCGCATCAAACCATCGCGGTTCGGACAGAGTTGCCCTGTTCACGTATCAATCTAATATCTGTTGGCAGCCTTTGCCTTCCGCACTTCGCCTCATTATCTTAGCGAAGTTACTTTGGACGTTATCCTGTAGTTGCCCCATTAACATAGATTTTCTACGGGGGGCAGTCTCATCTAACGCCACAGTCTCCTTTACACCCAAAATATCTTTTAACTCAGTAAAGTTTATTTCAGGAGCAACGGTGATTACACTTACGGGCTTAGGTGGATCATCTTTATAATTAAAGGTCCCGGGCACTCTAAGTATCCGAGCCTCCTCAAAGACAGAGGGGTCTACATAAAACTCTTGTTTATCGCAAAGCTGACGAAGCCTAGAGGCCACGGGCCTCCACTCTTCTCGTGTAACTCCCCTATCTAGCACCCAGTATGCGTGCAGTCCACGCCCTGAATTAACTAGTGTAGGTTGAGGCAAGCCCACGGTTTCACAGAACTCCCGTAGTTTTTCGGCTCCGGCTGCTTGGTCTATGTAACCGTCAGGACGCCCTGTTTTTTCGTTTACTTCAGCTTTCTTTTCTCCACAGTCAATGTCTAGCCAGACCGCCTTCAGGGCTTGCACGTTTGTTTGTACGCGCCCTTTGGTTGGTTCTTTAAACTTAGCAACTGCGAAGTAAACATCTTGCTTTCTAGCCAAATACTTATCTATTAGGGTTTGTGCTTCCTCCCTAGTGGCTATAAGCTTAGTCCCTGCATAATTCCCCGACTCCAACGCAAGCACGCAGTAGTACCCATCTTTGGGTAGCACGTACTCAAGTAAGTCAAAGTTTTCCATAGTCTAGCGCTCTAGCTGGGTTATTAGTTTTTCTATTTTATTAGCCATCTGCTCGGTAGGTTTAGTCTTGCCAGAAAACCAATGGTAGATTGTTTGGCGGCTGACCCCCAGACGCTTAGCTACGTCCGCAACGGATACACCATGTTTGATGCACGTGCGGCCTAGCTTCACGCCTAGAGAACGAGCGTTGGCAGACTTATTGAGCGAGACTAAATTTAAAGTATAGCCATAGCTCATTAGTCTTCCTTTTTCCATGCGTCAATTACAGAGGCTAAAGAGTCTGAGCTAGAAGCCGTAGGCTCTTCTTTCTTTTTAGTGCGCTTTACTGGCTCGTCTACTTCTTCTGACTCCTCTTCTTCGGGTTCTTCAGAGCGGGTCACACTTGGTTTTGGCGCTTCAATCTTAGGAGCTTTAGTCACGCCATCCGTTTGGGCTACAGTAATTTTTGTGTAAGCCACTGCTTCTGGTGCGGTCTGCACACTGCTAACCAAATCAAACTCTTCGTCGGTCAACGAACGAACGGGGGTAAACAACAGCTCCATAGAGTCCGCATCTAGGTCATAACTAATTTTAGTCATAACAGTGTCGGGCGCTTCGCGGTTACTAAGTAGAAACTTAATATAGCTCTCAAAAGGATGTTCGTTACCAGAGCCTTTACCAAACAAGGATTTAGCGGGGATGTTAAACTGATAAATGTCCCCCGATGTGTCTCCTGCTAGCATGATGGCTATACGGCGCTGGAAGCGACAAGCTTTACCTCCGTTATCCCCAGAGCCTTTAACGTTCATAGGGCAGTCTGCGCAGTTGCTATGCTGCTTATCTAATGCCCCAGCTTCAGGCTTATCGCCTTGGTTAGACCAACAGTTAGGTAGCGTAGCTTCTTTGTTGGGGTCAAACTTATCTTTGTAGTAGATACGAGATACTTTGGGGAGCATGTTAACAATAACGGCTTCAAACTCATCGCGGATAGGTTCACCCACTTGCTCGCCGTTAATGATTTTCCTAAAAAAGCCCTTGTTGCTTGTCTGTATACGACGACTATATATCGTCGAACTTCCCTTTAACTGCTCGGCTAAAGCACTGGTACGGCGTGTGCTAACACCGGTTTGGTTTTGAAAAATAGATACTTCGTTACTCATTTTTATCTCCTATTTAGAAGTAGGTTTTCTTACGCTTATGATGTATTGATTCCTAGCCTGTAAGCCCATAGGTACAGCATCAGGGTTATCGGTTAAAAATTCTTTCATGTTGCCGTTATGTATTCGTTTTTCTAACAAATGGTAGGCATCATTGTCTTTTACGAAGTTATAAAAGCTGTCCCAGTCGCTAGTCCAATAACTAGAGTTTAGGCGTCTGCTTATAGTTCCGTTCGTAGTGGTCAAGCTATTGGCATCTTGCTCGTTGCACAGCTCTAGCATCTTGTCAGCTACCATAGCTTGCTGTTCTTTTATCGTTTTAACTTTGTCTTCAAGCTCGCGTATTCGTTCACGCATTTTGATGTAGATGTCTGCCAATTCAGACGCATTGTGGTCGCTCATCGAACCCTCCTTTTACTTGTGGGGAGAGTTAGTTTACAACTTCTTTTTACATTGTCAACTGTTTATTTCTTGTTTGTACAGGTCGACTATTTTGTTGTGGTTGTCGATGTTAGAGCGCAACATCTTGTACAGGCGGGCTTCTACTTCACTGCCTGTTACGTGCACAATAGTCATTGGGTTGTGCTGACCGGGGCGGTCTATACGAGCGTTAGCCTGTAAGTAGGTTTCTACGCTAGTGACGGGCGCGTACCAAATAATTGTATTCGCCGCTGTTAAAGTCAAACCGTGGGAAGCGGCTTGGGGTTGGATAATTAATACATGGGGGTCAGGCGTCGTTTGGAACTGTTGAATTATTTCACTGCGTTTGTTCATTGATACTTTGCCAGAAATAACAGAACAGCTTATTTTATTTTTTGTAATAAATTCTTCAAGCAATTCAATAGTATGTGTGAACGGTACAAAGACTAGTACCTTATGGCTAGCCTCTTCAATAACTTCCAATACAACTTGCAAACGGTTCTTCACATCGAACTCAATGACCTGCTTATCATCCGTGTAGACCGCACCCCCTGATATTTGCAGGAGCTTATTTATGTTTACCGCAGCGTTTATTGAGCTGACTTGTTCGCCATCGGCTTCCATTACCAGTTGCTTCTTTAGTACTTGGTAGTACTTTTCTTGTTGCTTGGTTAGCGGAGCGTCTCGTTCTACGTGGGTTACCGGTGGCAGATCAAGGCATTGATCCTTCTCAAACCGTATTGCGGGCTGAAGTACTTGGTGGACAATTTTATCCGCCATTAAATTAGGTTTCCATGTGTACTGCGTGATTTTGTACATCACCTTGTCACGGAACTGTCCAAAATAACGTGGGACACTTTGGGGATTAACTAATCGAGCCAAACCAAAGGCATCTACAGGAGACTGAGCAGCGGGCGTACCGGTTAACATCCACAGCCAATCAACGTTATCCACAAGCTTCTTTAATATCTTCCAACGGTTTGTTTGTACATTTTTGTAAGCGTTAGCTTCGTCGACTACTATTAAGTCAAACCCGCCGTTACGAATAGCGTCTTGTACTACAGCTACTCCGTCAAAATTAATTATTACAAAGTCTGCACCTGCGTCTATTATTTTACGACGTTGCTCGGCTGTCCCATGCGCCACTGAACAGCCTCGGTGCATAGCAAAAGTAAATAAGTCTTGTTGCCAAGCAGATTTCATAATAGATAGGGGGCAAATCACTAGCACCCTACGTATAAGCCCTAGTTTCATTAAGTAATCCGCGGCCCAAATAACAGAAGCGGTCTTACCGGTGCCCTGCTCGTTAAAGCAAAAAGCTTTCTTGCGTACACTTAAAAAAGAAGCTGTATCTCGTTGGTGGTCAAAAGGCTTATATTTACCCGTCCACGTATAATCACGTTGGATAGGGGAAGGCACTTTCACGCCAATACTAGCTAGAGCTTCGGACTCCGCTTGTTCCCATTTTACTGATAGCTCGTAGAACCCATCGTCATCTTCTTTAATTATGCGGTAGTCGCTTACTTTTTCAGTCACTAAGTGCGGACGCTTTGTTCGCAGTAAAATGTACTTATCTTCTATTATATTCATGCTTTAGATGTCTTTTTCCGTTCGCGTTTACTAGTCTCAGATACAAGGTTACCCTCGGAATCTCGTTTAAAAGAACGGTTACGGCTAGCAGTTTCTATCCTAACCCCATCAGAGTTCTTCCCACCTTTATCCATAGCCTTAACGTGGGCTACGTCTTTACCGTCGCCTTTAGAGACCTTACCTTCCCTCATTGCTTTTCGTCTCGCTTTGTTGCGTTGGGCACGTTTCTTCTTTTGCTCTTCTGTGCCTTGGTACTTAGCGTACTCGGCTTTGTAATCTCGTTTAGTCTTCATAATAATGTTCCCACTGTATCTCTCGGTTGCTTAGGCGTCTACCCACCTTACAGTTTGCTTCTAGGGCGTCTTTTATTAACTGCATTCCCCACTCAGCTGCGCACTCAGGGTGCAAGTAAACATTTAACGGCTTGCTTGGATATTTTTGATCTATTTTAGTATTTTCCTCTATAGCCAACTTCACTACTGGAGAAAACATATTGTATATTGTCTGTAGAGGGAGGCGTACGTCCCAACTTACATGCGCGTCCTCCCGCTCAATACCCGCTATAAGGTTGCAGTTG